AACCATAAACAAAAAACTTGATAACCTGATTATCTGTATCTGCAATACCGGAGATGTCGTTCACATGCTCAGCAGAATAAGGTCTGATTGTTAATTGAGATGTTGAAGCCTCCGCACCTGCACTTACAAGAGCCTTGAATACAATACTGTTAACAACCGCTACAACAGTAGCGCCTTTTCTTACTACGTGAGCTTCAGTAGCTCCAGAATCAATACCTGTAATTGTGTCTACAATACCTGTAGTAGGATCGATTTGCCCGTTGTATGCTAAGTGTAATCTACCTTGCTCAGACCAAATAACTTGATCAGAAGCCATAGGCATCTCAGCGCCTAACATTTGAATGAATCCAGAAATAGATCTGTCTCCATACTTTTCTACCTCAGCTTCATAAAGCTCAGGAAGATATTGTTTTGCCCAACCATCATTTCTTATATCTAAATAAGATCCAATAGTCGTCATTTTTTGAGCAGCAGGAGTGACTAAACCGCCAGTTCCAACTGCAAAATTTGTTGCTGCCATTTTAAATTAATTTTTTAAATTGTTAATAATTTTTAAGTTTGATTTTTAGCTTAGAATTATTATCCCCTGATATAGCTCTCACTTTTAAACCTCCGGCTTCAACAATACCGTCTGCAGTTTTTCTAGGATTCATGTTTATGTTCTTAGCCTCTGCAGACATTTGCTTAATAGCATCTGCCTTACCTTGCTCATAAAAATGGTTTGCTATTGAATCAGGATTAGAAGCGGCAAATAAAGATTTATGAAAATCACCAGCGTTAGTAAGAAGATTATTCTTATCAACGTATTTATCAAAAACATTTGTTAAATTTTGTGATTCTTTTACTTTATTAACATCTTTTACATTAAACCTATACTTTTTGTCTCCAACTTTAAAATTAAAACCTTTAAAATTTTCATTGAAAACGTTTTCAGTTTGTTGTTTAAAATGTTCTGTTTGCTTTGCTAATAATTCATCAGCTGATTTTTGCTCATTATTATAGCGGTTAAAAAATTCTACAGCTTTTTGTTGCTCAGGAGCTAACTTAGAACCCAACTTGACTTCTTTGTAATATTGATCCTTGAGCCCTGTCAAAAAGTTTTTAGCATTCGCAACCTCTTCTTTTAGAGCTAATTTTTTTCTTTTTATTTCTCTCTCTTCATCAACCTCATTGTCAAATGAAAATTTATCTTCCATGATAAATTGTATTTCATCATAACTTAAATGAGGCTTTGTTTGTTTATAATATTCAACTAATAATGTATTTTCATCTACGTTTGTGTAGTCAGCGTTTAGTCGAACATAGTCATCCAAAGTACCCCCTGTTTCATTCATAAACTTAACTAAGTCCATAACATTTTCAGGATAGTCTATTGGCTCTTGTGTTTTTTCTTTCGGTAATACTTCTTCTTGTTCCGGTGCGGGCTCGGTAGCTTCAACGCTTCCATCCACTCCGTCCTTGTCAGTATTATTTGTTTCATTGGTTTCATCGGTTACTTCTTCTAAAACTGGTGTTTCTTCTATTTCTTTTTCTTCGCGTACGTCTTGCAATTCCACTTTGGTTTCTTCCCCAACTTCTTCATTCTCGCTGCTTCCGCGTAACACGCCATCTTCTGTTTTTTGTTCTTGAACGGCATCTTGTTCTTTTTTAGGTTCGTTTAAATTTACTTTGTACATATCAGTCTCTTTGTCATATTGAGAATCTTTTTGTACTGCTTCCTCTTTTTCAGCAATAGACTTTTCTTCAGTCTCTACTGGTTTTACTTTAATTTCTGCCATAATAAAATATTATATAATTGTTTAAAATTTATCTTGGATCAAATTGCTCTAATCCAAATCCACCTAAATTATCAAATCCAGCGGATTCAAAGTTTTTCGGTGGTGCACCAGATTTTCTCTGGTCTATTAATTCACTCTGTTGAGAAGCTTGAATTTTTGTTCTTTCATCTTTACGATCTTCTTTATACTTCTCTTTATTTTTAATTACGTCTGACTCAGCTTCTTTAAGTCGTATGTTTAATTGAAATTCATATTCCATTAATTCTTTTTTAATTGCAGCTTCTCTTTCCATTTTTGCAATGTCAAACTGTGATTGTGCTTGTGCAATTTGTACCTTACTTTCAGCAATACCCTGTTGCTTTTGAATATCCGCTGCGGCTGCAGCTTGGGCTGACTGTGCGTTTGATTGAGATTGTGCTTGAATATTCTCCATCTGTATTTGTCTATCTCTTTCAAATTTTTGTTTTCTTCTTAATTTTAAAAGCTGATTAGCTAATTTAAGATTTTTAATTTCCCTAACATCTATAGCATCTTCTAATTCAATTTGTTTTTGTGATATAGCCATTTGAATGTTATTTTCAAGAAGTTGTTTTTCTTCTTCATCAGGAGCTAATTCTAAAAATATTCCGAAATCATGTATATGTAATTCTTTTATTTCATCCAGTGTTCCAACATTAAACTTACCTAGCGTTTGAATTAAAGAATTTTTAGTATTAGAATATTCCAAAACATCTGATATTCTTAATGCTATTGCTTCAGCTGACTTCAAAGTTAAATATAATCCCGCTTGTAATATGTGTCTTGTAGCAGTATTACTATTAGCAGCAGCTAATTTTTGTAGCCCTACTAAAGCATTTTTATCAGGTGTACTACCATCCCTAGCCTCGTTTAACCCGGTTACGTCTCTTATCATTTGCAAATAATAATTATAACTATTAATTAAACTTGCAATTTTTGTATTACCACCGGACGCTCTTAATTCTTGAATAGGCACTCTACCATTGTTAAATTCTCCGTCTTGTGTCATTGATCTACCAATAACAGAACCAGTTTGGAAATACATATTTAATGCTTCTTGTGGATTATAATTAGTACCATTACCTAAATCAACTTCAGCAATGCCGTCCGCATCTAAAAATACCCCGTCAGGAACCATACGAGATAGCACTTGTTGCAATTTAAGATGCGTTATTTGAATCATATCCGCGAAAGATGTCATTCTGCTAACTAATGATTCAGGCTTTCCTTTATATATTCTTGGAGCTACAATATTATAGCTCATTTGCACTTTTGTAATATCTGATTTAGGTCTAGTCATATTAATAGCCTTTTTCCATTTCAACATTTTTTCTAAACCAACTATTTTAGCGCCTTCATATAAACATTCTATAGACCTATTTACTTTTTGAAATCTAGCTCTAGAATCTTTAGGAGGGTTAAATGTATCGTCTTTTTTAATTGCTTTATCAGCACCACTATTTGTTTCTTTTATTTTATAAACTTGATTTTCAAAAGTTTTATATTCAAAATACAATACATATACGTAATTTCTATCCTGACTTTCAGCTGTGTATGATTTATTATACAGTTTTGAATTACCAGATCCATACCCCTCGATATCTTCTATGTCCTCATTTGTTAACAAAGGAAATTGCTTTTTAAGATCAACAATAGAAACTCTTCTTACTTCACCTGCATAATATATATCATCAAAATATGGAGAATCTGTATATGAATAAACTATATCAGCTGGGTCTACATATTCTAATTTAATACCTTCAGCTGTATTAAAACTATTTTTAACACACCCCATACCAACAACAGCAACATCATAGTCTACTCTTTTCTTTAATAAGTCATATTTGTTTACATCTAAAACATTATTTATAGCTTGCTCCTCAGCAATTTCAATTGATTGCTTGTAGTTTAATTGCATGTGTAAAGATAGCTCGTCTTCATTATCCGGTAAGTTTTCCATACTAGTATTAGAAGCATCTACTAGTCAAATTTCTTTTGCCTGATATATAGACTTTTTAGATCTCATATCTCTAAGTATATTTTCCATATACTGCGTTCTTTTCTGATTCGCTGTTTTATCTATAGAATATGCTTTTATATCAAATGCTCTTTCTGCAATACCGTTAACTACTATATCTACAAATTTAGGTATAATAGGAACAGGCTTCCAATCTAAATTTAAGTACGATAAATCTCCATTAATAGACAATTCATCTTTATATTTTTGCACAGGTTGTTCGCCTCTTGCATATAATCTTAATCTATGATAATTTTGGAAGTTTTGTAAATACCGGTCTCCCCCCATATCTTGTCTAAACCCTTCGTTTTCTCTAGCCCTCCCTACTTGGTTTCCATAGTC